CCGGTTGAAAATATAGGTGCCACCTTAATTAAGGAGGCTGCCAGTAACACAGTGAAAGAAGCGGGTGACGGTACCACAACGGCTACTGTCCTCGCTGAATCACTTCTAAAGGAAGTAAATAAAAAGAAGCATGCTAAAGAATCTATTAGAGGAGTCAAAGCAGGTATTAGTTCAGGCCTGGAGAAAGTTGTTAAACATCTTGAAAGCAGGGCTATTGAAGTTGAAGGAGACATGCTTAGCGCTGTTAGCGCGATTAGTTGCAATAATGATAAAGCCCTTGGAAGCATTATTGCGGAAGCTTACCAAAAAGTAGGTAAGGATGGTGTCGTACTCATGGAGGAAGGTGACACTGATGAAACGCATGTGGAGTTAGTTGATGGAGTGCAGGTTGACTGCGGGCTTACGTCGCCTCACTTCATCACTAACACTGATAAACACTTAGCTGAGCTTGACAACCCCTATGTTTTAGTAGTATCTAGCGAAATACCAAACGTTCGTAAGGTACAAAGCATACTAGAGCATGTTATCAAGAAGGGCCGTGCTTTACTCATAGTAGCTCCAGTAGCTCAGTCAGTAAAAGCCGCTCTTATGATGAACAAGGTAAAAGGTAATATTAAAGTTAACATTATCGATTTACCAGGCTTTGGCCCTACTAAAAAGGACGCTACAGAAGATCTAGCTATATTAACAGGTGCTACAGTTATCAACGAAGAGCTAGGTGATGATTTAGATCTTATCTCTGTAGAACACCTAGGTGAAGCTGAGTACGCTATAACTAGTGATTCAAACACAGTGATTACACTGGACGGAGTTACAGAGGATATAGAAGAGAGAATTGCTGAGGTAGCTAAGAAGGTTGAAGATGAAAAGAACGGCTTTATTAAAAAGAAGCTTGAGTCTAGGCTAGCTATGCTATCCGGATCTGTGGGTATAGTAAAAGTAGGTGCTGGATCAAAGGTAGAGCTCAAAGAAAAGAAAGACCGGGTTGAAGACGCTATATATGCTACTAAAGCAGCTTTGAAAGAAGGTATTATCCCAGGTGGCGGTTCAGCACTTTGGTGGGCATCTCAAAAAATTTCCGCCGACTCCGTCGGGGAGGAGATACTGCTTGAAGCTATTAAGTCTCCTTTTTACACTATACTAGAAAACGCTGGTATAAACAAAGACGTAGCGTGTGACACTAAAGACTACTGCGGTATAGATGTTATATCTGGAGAATGCGTTGACATGCTAGAAGCTGGTATCGTAGATCCAGTGCTCGTGACTAAGTCAGCTTTGAAGAACGCTGTGTCAGTGGTGTCAACTATTATATCCGCAGATTGTGTAATCTCAAATGCTAGAGCAAATGAAAGCAATTAATGATTACATTGTAGTAGACGTAGAAAAAGTAGGTCCCAAGAAAGTTGGGGGTCTGCTTCTTACCGAGGAATTAGATGAGACAAATAGGTATATTAAAGCTACGATTATCTCTACAGGTAATCTAGTTGAAGGCCTAAAAGATAAAGATATTATATATTACGACAAACACGCTGGGCATGGTATAACCTGGGCAGATACAATGTACCATGTAATCCGAGCAAGAGATGTTGTTCTAATAGAGTGAGTGGTTATAAACAAATGCTAGTTGACGTTGGTGTGTCTCAAGAAGAGATGCAAGCGATGGTTGACATAGACAACGTGGTTGAGTTTGATAGTGATATATATCACAAATCGGACTCAAATATACACGGTGTTGGGGTATTTGCTAGTAAGTGTATAGAACCCGGTTGTGTTATTGGGCTAGGTAGCATAGATCAAAAATACAGAACAGTATTAGGTCGATGGACTAACCATAGTGACAATAACAACGCTAGGTTTTATTATACTAAGCATGGTGATCTACTAATGGTTTCAGTTAAGCTTATCAACTGTAACGAGGAGATACTCATAAACTACCGCCAACACTCTTTAGAAAAAGCATATTACGTGTGATATATATATTAGACCTAAACCTTGAACCTTAAACCTTAAACGGTAAATCAAAAACAATTAATTAAAAACAACATGAACAAAGAAACAATTCTTTACTTTGCTGATGCTGATCTTTCAAATGCTGGATCTGGTGCTTATAAAGCATCTAGATTTATGGGTTTAGATCAGACAGGAGCAACTGGAGCCACCTTCTATTTTCAAAACGAAGATTTTGAGGAAGCAGAAGAAGACACTGTGGCTGTAGTATTTTCTGGATCTTTTAGAGATTTAGCTAGAGGTGTAGCAGGTGCAATCAATTCTAGAAAACCTTTTATAACTATGGCGGACGCTATTAATAGTAAATACTTTAGTTACGCAGGAGGAGTTTTATCTGGAACACCTACTGTTACACAAAACTAATTATTAACTAACTAAAAGAATAACTATGAAATTTCTATATTTTGAAACGGCTTCAAATGATGCCTTAATGGTTCCAGCAAAGAACTATCTAGGTACTGAGCCAACTGATTCTGAGAAGTTTTTAATGCATTTCAAGAAAGTTGATAATGCGTTAGACACATCTACAGTTGCAATAAACTTTACGCCAGGTATGACTACTGAAGCGTTAGACTCTGTACACGCAGCAATGTGTGGAAACCCTAAAGACGGGTTTATTGTTGTCGGAGATGACAACAGTTCTACATTTACTAACCTTGAGCATATCACCAGCGTAGGTGCTATCACTCTATAAAATACAAGAAAATGGAAAACGACGTATACTTATATTTTTCAGACGACATAACAGCTGTAAAGGCTTCAACTGCTACGGCTGATCAAGATGTCACTGTTGCTGATGGGGCTCCTTTCGTAAATATGCCTGTAAGCGCTATTACCGTAGCTCAAGCGGCGGGTGGTGAAGGATGGCTTCATAACGGCATGGCTAAATTAACTATGGATGCTGCTCATAATGACGGTAGTGCTGATGTACACTTGTTTGGGACTCACTACGGAACGGTAGCTGATGATCAAGCTAATATCGAAATATCACCGTACGCTATATCTTATGCAGAAGGAACTGGTGACGGTGATCTACATTTACAAACCGTGGCTGAAGACGCTGTTTATGGTGTAACCCAAAGCTCAACAGCTGGCGAAAATGGTTTTAAACTAACATTGCTAAAACCTTACGCTGCTGATCAAGCTTTAGTTAAAGCCGCATCTACGCTCTTAAATATAGAGGCTGTTGATGCTGCTAATACTTTACTTACCTTCCCACCTACTACTGGTGACACTGGGGCACAAGATAAAGTTACTATAACACACGGTTCTAATAAGCACCACTTGGTTGCTGAAGCTATCGCGGATGTTATTTGCGATCCAAGGAATCAAGGTAAGATGGTTAAATTTGCAGACGCATTCAACGAAAAATACTTCGGAGACAACGCAGCAGGTATGACTACAGTTACGTTTGCTATTGACGCAGCTTAATAAATGCGATTAACAGCGCAAGATTTGCGTGATATGAATATCCTTAAGTACTACAGGCTCACGCGTAAGTGGGCCTGTAAGACTTATGGGTTAACAGATGCCGATCTAGAGTTATTGATATACCTAGATCATAAGGGTAGATTTACCCGAAACGAATTCATCGAGGGTGCTTACACATATTCTTGGGATAAGAAAAGATGGGAGAAACTACGATCAGCTGGATGGATAGAAGTTTGGAGACATAGGAATAGAACGAGTATAAAGTTCTCTGTGTTTAAGACTTCTTTCAAATGCTCCCAGCTAGTCACTAGGATATACCGTATCCTATTAGGCGAAGAGGATCTGCCGACCTCAGAGCGAAGTATATTTTTCAATAACAAATCATACACAGATAAGGTCTATAATAAGTCCATAGATGATATGATACGAGATACAGATAGATAATGGGTTTTAAGTTAGGTAAAGAAAATAGGGATATAAAGAACTCTAGTAATACACCTATTCTTAGGAAAGATCTAGACGATGGTATTCTTGGAGAGGCTAATATGGATGGTAGTATCTACATAGATAAAAGCGTCAAACCTGGTAGCGAGCAATGGAACAAGATAGAGGCTCATGAAGGTAAACACGCTGAGGAGATAAAGGAAGGAAGAATAGCCTATGGAGATGACTGGGTTAGAGCGGATGGGGTTACATATCCTAGAAAAGATGGTAAGATTAAATACAACGGCGAGTGGCACGAAGAGGGAAGCGAAATATTCCACTGGGAGCAAAGAGCTATGAACGCAGAGAATTATGCATAATAAAAAGAAAATAAAAGACACTAAGTTGGGTTCTTGGTTAGCTGACAAAGCTCCGAATATACTAGGTGTAGTGGGAGATCTTCTCCCGGATAGCGGAGCTCTAGGTATTGTCAAAAACCTTATAGATAAGGATCCAGCTGTAGACTCTGAAGAGGCTCAGCGTATTATAGATGCAGAGGTAAAGTTCCAAGAAAATGTGTCTTCACGATGGGCATCTGATATGGGTAGCGATGTAAAGCTAGCTAAACTAATTAGACCTTTAACCTTGTTAGCTCTTATGACTATGTTCATGCTAACTATGGTGTTTGACAGTATGGATACGCTGCCTTTCAACGTAAAAGACTCATACGTGTCTTTATTAGAAATATTAATGTTGACTGCCTTTGGAGCATATTTTGCGGGTAGAACAATAGAAAAAGTAAAAAAATAAAATGGGAATGAATTCACAAGAGGTTGCTTACGGCTTTGGGCAAATGGGATCAATATTTTCAACTGCTGGATCGGTGAAGCCGCCAAAAGGAATGGTCATAATAGCGGTTCAAGCACTTGGGACAACAACGTTTACTGCGCTTACAGATTCTCGTGATGGTAACATAGAGTGCGTGGCAATAAGCACTAGCGATCATGCGCACAGTTCGGTTGTTGACGGCACACCTACACCTACGGATGACCACGGTTCAGGTGGAGTTTCTTTAACTGGCACCATAAGCGATGGACATACTCTATATGGACGGTGGTCTCAAGCCGCTGCATCGTCAGGTAGTTTTATAGCTTACCTCGGCGAATAGTTAAATTTAGAAAAATGGGAAAATCTACAAACGTATCGTATAACTTTGGTCAACTAGGTTCTGTTTACTCACAAGGCGATGTCATAAAACCTCCATCAGGCAAGGTGTTTGTTGCAATACAGATGCTAGAAGACTTACGTTTTGATAAACTACAAAGCGAAACATACACTAGCTCTTCAGGAGTATCTAAAACAATGTTTATAGATGGCGTTAGGTCGTCTCACGGCACCGGTGATCACGAAGATACAGGAACTCACAATGACGACGTTGGCGATGATGACAGAGTTATAACTGTAGCTACAGCTAGTGCGAGTATAAAAAAGGGCATGATCGTTGAGCACACAGATATGTGCCCAAGTAGCTTGACAGATCCATACAAAGTTGTCAGCGTAAATGGAGCTGATATAACATTAAATAAATCTGTCGCTGCAGATAAAGCAGCTGGTAGTGGCGATAAAACTCAATTTTATTGGGAGCGTAGCCAAGGATTTGGAGGACAGAGTCCAACCATGGATAGCTCTGGATTTGTTTTTCCAGCAGGTTTAGTTTTATTTGGTAGGTACACTGAGATAGAACCCGATGGCACTGGTAGATTAATAGCTTACATAGGAGAGTAATGATAGGACTAGGTATAGGTTTAATTAACTCAAGTCAATTAGGCTCATCAATAGCGATGAGAGGTGTTAGCAACACTAACTCGTACTCTATCCTTATGGATGGAACAAATGATATGTTAACCCAACCTGATGGCGACAATATATTTGACGATCTAGCTACAGGTAGTTGGACGCTTTCTTTTTATATTAGATTTGACACAACCACAACCCAGACGATATTTTGGAAAGGCGCTTACCCATCTAACTATTTTTGGATATATTCCGATGCCGGTGGAGATATTGCCGTAGTTGGCGCTACAGGAGTCGTTACAACCGTTATCAACACATCCTTTAATTCTAACATGAGCGCTGACACCTGGCATCACGTTGTACTTACAAGCGACGGGTCTGGCACTAATAGGGCAAACAAATGCTATATAGATGGCAGTGAAGTTTCTACTAATAGCACTGCATCAGTGGCTTCTTCTACAAATTTAGAGTCTCATACAGGTGCGACTCTTTTCACGACATCAAATTTAGCTAGTATTGCTTTTTACAAGCAGTATCTAGATCAAATAGCCACTTGGGACTCGGTACTTACCGCTGCGGAAATTACAGAGATATATGATAACAACCCGTTATTAACTAGCAACTCTGGTGATTACACTTCTTCAGGTGACTTACAGAGATACTACAAAATGGATGAGAACACTGGTACTACTACCGCTGATAGCTCTGGAAACAGCAACGCTCCGTTTACTTTGTCTAACGGACCTACGTGGTCATCAGTAAAACCTTGGTAATGAGAAAATACGTAATTATAGATTCTTCGGATGTTAGTTCGGTGGACTTTTCGCAGGTTTTAGAAACAAGTGCCGACACGCTGCGCTACAATAACGACGACACAAAAACCTTTGTTAAGTTTGAAGGGGATACACCGACTTTTTTAGACGGAAAAACACAATACACACATAGCGAGATACTAGCTATCCTAAACAATGTAGATGGAGAATGGTATACAGAAACAACTATTTAATAACAATTTAATTTAATTTAATTATGGGTAAAAAAAAGAACAAGGTCGTAGACCTAAAGCCAGAGGCAATCTCTGATGACCAGCTAAAAAGACTGCAGGGCTTAGCTCAAGCATTAAACAAGCTCAAGATGGATATTGGCCAACTTGAACTGCAAAAGCAAGATGCTATAAATACGATATCTCAAGGCAATGAAAAACTTGCTGAGCTTCAAACTGAAATACGTGAAGAATATGGCGATGAAATTGACGTAAATATTAATGATGGAAGCATCAGATACAGAGAAGATGAGCCATCTGATTCGTAAGATTACAATAGGTAAAGACTACAAGAATGACTCCATGCACTATGCCGTAGGGCAAGAAGTGTATGGAGGTCATACTATATGTGATATACTAGAAGAAGAGGATAAGTACTCTATCTATATACGTAAAGACAAAGCGGTTATACCTTGGAAGGACTTTAATAAGAATATGGCTATATCTGTTGAGTATAACCTACAATACTAATGCACTCAGTTTACAACTATGTTGTAGAACCATTAGGTGAAAGGTATAACAACAGTAAAAAAGTTGGAGGCAAGGAGTTAATATTAAACACTGAGGTTTTTAACCATCAGCACGTAAACAGAGAAGCTAGAATCTTATCTGTACCTAGCGCTGGAGCTCCTTTGAATCCCAAAGTAGGTGATATAGTGACATTACATCACAACGTTTTTAGAAGATGGCATGATGTAAAAGGTAGAGAAAGAAACAGTAGATCTTTTCTTGAGGAAGGTAAATATCTAGTAACGCAAGACCAAATCTACCTATACAAAAGAGATGGTAATTGGATATGTCCCAGGGGATATTGCTTCGTACAGCCTATCAAAGACAATAGTCAATTAAACGCTGATTCTGAAAGACCGCACATAGGTGTTGTAAAGCACTCAGATGGCACGGTAAACGTAGGTGATCTAGTTGGGTTTAGACCTAAAAGTGAATTTGAGTTTGTAGTGGACGGTCAAAGGATGTACCGAGTTTTATCTAATTTTATTACAATTAAATATGAATATCAAGGAGACGAAGAAGAGTATAATCCAAGCTGGGCAAATAGCCGTTGAAGAGTTGATCAAGGTGGCTAAAGAAGCTATAGTTGATTCAGGTGATGATATCACCGCGGACAGACTCAAGAACGCTGCTGCTACAAAAAAGCTTGCTATCTTCGATGCCTTTGAGATATTAACCAGAATCCAAGAAGAGGAGAACTTGCTTGAAGGCCGTGAGCCTGAAGAAAAGAAAGCAAACGTCTTTAAGGGTTTTGCTGAAGGAAGATCTAAGTAATGTACGAACAAACATTATTAAAAATAATAGAGCCTATAAAGAAAACCACTTTAACTAGGCTGAACAGAGGTAAGAAGTGGAAGTACGGTTATGATAAAGATCACGATATAGTGGTCTTATCTAGAACCGGTGTTATAGGTGAGATATACGACATACAGGGTTTTAAAATTGCTCTACCTAAACCTACTAATGTTTTCAAGCACGAAAGCAACAAGTGGAAGAAGATAGATCAACCTAAAGAACTTAGCCGCATAAAAACTATATTTGACTGGAGAAGTTATCCAGACGAACAAAAAGAGAAGTGGCACGGGTATATTGACGAAGAGTTCAGGCGTAGGGACGAAGGGCATTGGTTTATGAATAACGGTAAACCAACGTATATAACTGGTAGTCACTATATGTACCTGCAATGGAGTAAAATTGACGTGGGTGCACCAGACTTTAGAGAGGCCAATCGGTTATTCTTTATATTCTGGGAAGCCTGCAAGGCAGATAAGAGATGCTATGGAATGTGCTACCTTAAGAACCGTCGTTCAGGTTTTTCTTTTATGTCCTCTGCAGAAACAGTTAACTTAGCCACTATATCGAGTGATAGTAGATATGGGATCTTATCTAAGTCTGGTGCCGATGCGAAGAAAATGTTTACAGATAAAGTGGTACCTATATCAATTAATTACCCTTTCTTCTTTAAACCTATACAGGATGGTATGGATCGTCCGAAATCCGAGTTAGCATACCGAGTACCTTCCACTAAGTTTACTCGTAAGAAAATACAGAGTAACGAGAAGCTAGAGGAGCTTGCTGGTCTTGACACTACGATAGACTGGAAGAATACAGGTGACAACAGCTACGATGGTGAAAAGTTAAACTTGTTGGTGCACGATGAGAGTGGTAAGTGGGAGAGACCTGATAATATATTAAATAACTGGCGAGTAACAAAGACTTGCTTAAGACTTGGAAGTAGAATCGTAGGGAAATGCCTTATGGGGTCTACTTCAAACGCGTTAGATAAAGGAGGTAGTAATTTTAAAAAGCTATACAATGACTCAGATGTTTCTAGGAGAAACCGTAATGGACAAACAAAGTCTGGCCTGTATTCTCTCTTTATCCCTATGGAATGGAACTATGAAGGATTTATTGACGAATTCGGATTTCCAGTCTTTGATAATCCACGTGATGGAGAACGACTGGGACCAGACGGTGAACTAATAGATATTGGGGTTGTAGATAGCTGGGAGAATGAAGTTGATGGTCTTAAAGATGATCAAGACGCTTTAAATGAGTTTTACCGACAGTTTCCTAGAACTACGGAGCACGCTTTCAGAGATGAGAGCAAAAGCAGTATATTTAACCTAATGAAAATATATGAGCAGATAGACTATAACGAAGGAAGTAGACACGCTGCTCATACTACGACAGGTAGTTTTGGTTGGGTTAATGGCATTAAGGATACAGAAGTGATATTTCATCCAGATCCAGGTGGAAGATTTAAAGTGAGCTGGGTACCACCAGCTAATTTGCAAAATAAACAAATAACAAAAAATGGTATTAAGTTCCCAGGCAATGATCATATTGGCGCGTTCGGGTGTGACAGTTATGATATTAGCGGTACTGTTGATGGTAAAGGATCGAAAGGGGCGCTCCACGGATTAACAAAGTTTTCTATGGAAGACGCGCCTTCAAGCACGTTTTTCTTAGAGTATATAGCAAGACCACAAACCGCAGAGATATTTTTTGAAGATGTGTTAATGGCTTTAGTGTTTTACGGTATGCCTTTATTAGCAGAGAATAACAAACCTAGATTACTGTATTACTTACGCCGAAGAGGTTATAGAGGTTACAGCATGAACAGACCAGACAAAACTTGGAAGAAGTTATCAGTTGCTGAAAAAGAAGTGGGTGGTATACCAAACTCAAGTGAAGATATTAAACAAGCTCACGCCTCAGCTATAGAGATGTACATACAAGATCACGTAGGACATTTAGGCGAAGGTAACTATGGAACAGTGTACTTTAACGAGTTGCTAAACGATTGGGCTAGATTTGACATAAACAAAAGAACTAAGCACGATGCGTCTATAAGTTCTGGTCTAGCTATTATGGCTTGTAATAGACACTTATACGCACCTAACGCAAAAGTAGAAAGACAACCTGTAGGTTTTAGTATGGCAAAATATAACAATAAAGGGTTTAATTCCCAAATAATAAAATAGCATGGCTGAGTCAGTATATGTAAATTTTCCTTCTCAAGCAGTGCCGGACCTAGAGAAAATGAGTTCCGAGTACGGGCTCAAGGTGGCTAAAGCTATAGAGCAGGAGTGGTTTAAGGATAGCTATAACAATAGGTTTTCTAGTACTCAAGGTAAGTACCATAACTTAAGATTATACGCTAGAGGCGAGCAGTCGATACAAAAGTATAAGGATGAGTTATCTATTAATGGTGATTTGTCTTATCTTAATTTAGATTGGAAGCCCGTTCCTATTATACCAAAGTTTGTAGATATTGTGGTAAACGGTATGTCTGAGAGAATGTTTAACGTTAAAGCGTACTCTCAAGATCAATATGGTGTAGATAAAAGAACAGACTATATGGAGTCTATGCTTAGAGACATGGACGCTCAAGCATACAATGATCAAGCTGGAAAACTTTTTAATGTTGATTTATACGAAAACAAAAAAGCTGAACTTCCAGAAACGAAGGAAGAGTTAGACTTACATATGCAGCTAGACTATAAGCAAGCTGTAGAAATAGCTGAAGAGCAAGCTATCAACCACCTGTTGGATGGCAATAAATATGATCTCACTAGAAGAAGGCTTTTATATGATTTAACGGTTCTAGGTATAGGATGTGTTAAAACTGGCTTTAACTCAAGCGATGGCGCAACTGTTGAGTATGTAGATCCAGCTAATATAGTTTACTCTCATACTGATTCACCGTACTTTGAGGACTTATACTACATAGGTGAAGTTAAGACAATACCTATTAATGAGCTAGCTAGAGAGTTTGACACGCTAACTGAAATGGATCTAGAGTCCATTCACAAAAGGTCCAGCAAAAGATACACTGGCTCACGCCACGCTGATATACATGATAAAAATAAAGTTCAAGTCCTGTACTTTAATTACAGGACATACACTAATGATGTGTATAAGATCAAAGAGACAAGCACTGGTGGGTATAAAGCTATAGAGAAGCCAGACACTTTTAATCCGCCAGAAGGTAAAGAAGGGGGTTACATAAGACTTCAAAGATCAGTTGAGTGTGTTTTTGAAGGCGCTATGATACTTGGTACTGATCGACTGTTAAAGTGGGAGAAGGCTAAAAATATGATGCGTGAAAAGTCTGACTTTAACAAAGTCAAGATGAATTACGCTTTGGTTGCTCCACGTATGTACGAGGGTCGCATAGAGTCTATTGTAAGTAGAATTACTGGGTTTGCTGATACTATTCAGCTAACACATCTTAAGCTGCAGCAAGTGATGTCGCGCATGGTTCCTGACGGAGTATACCTTGACGCTGATGGACTTGCTGAAATAGATTTAGGTAACGGAACAAATTACAATCCTCAAGAGGCGCTTAATATGTTCTTTCAAACAGGTAGTGTTATAGGTAGATCGTTTACTGGTGACGGTGATCCAAACCCAGGTAAAGTACCTATTCAGCAAATAGCTAACTCTGCGGGGCAGAACAAGATCCAAAGTTTAATCCAAACGTATAACTATTATCTACAGATGATACGTGACGTTACGGGTTTAAACGAAGCTAGAGACGCTAGTGTTCCAGATCCTAAGTCTTTAGTTGGTGTTCAAAAGCTAGCTGCGGCAAACTCTAACGTTGCTACTAGACACATTCTACTTAGCTCGATGTTTTTAACGTCAGAAGTAGCTGAGGCTTTATCTTTGAGAATATCAGATATACTAGAGTACTCTCCAACAGCTGATGCGTTTGTTCAAGCTGTAGGAGCTCACAACGTTGCTACTTTAAAAGAAATGTCTGAGTTATATCTATATGACTTTGGTATTTTCATTGAGCTAGAACCTGACGAAGAGGAAAAGCAAATGCTTGAAAACAATATACAAACAGCTTTAGCTCAGCAATTAATTGAACTAGATGATGCAATTGATGTTAGAAATATAAGGAATGTTAGGTTGGCTAATCAAGTTTTAAAAGTTAAACGTAAGAAAAAACTAGAGCGTGATCAGAAAATGCAG